TTTTTCATCTTTATGTATTAACATTTGATGAGTGTTATCTCTGCTACAGATTACTATGTTCCATCCAATTAATAATCCAGATGTTGGATGATGTTGAACTTTTGGTGGTATCATATATGTAATTATTAGTGGTTTAATTTTTAGATAGTAGAAATTCTCTATCTGGATTTTCTTGATATTTATCTCTCCATAGTTCTATGTAGAACATTGGAGATGATGTAATTGGTAAATCGTAATCAGTTATAGATCCAAAGTATGGGATTTTTGTTTCTATAATTGATACTGCATGTATTGCAACTAGATTTTCCATATATGTAGATATTAGTGGTTTGTGAGTAGAACTATTTCATCCATTCCTGTCTCATATTCGAAGTCGAAAATGAATTTTCTTATTCTAATTGCTTTTTTATTCCAAGGATATTTAATCCATTTTTGTATCATTTTTCCACAGAAATACATTCTTTTTGGTGATATTTTATATGGTAAGTGATTGCTCCAAGGGAGAGATTCTTCGACAATATGGTTGATTTCATCGAAAATTAATTCTCTATTTCCTTTTTGATAGATCTTTAATATGATAGGTTTTTCAGTTTTATTTTTAATGTTTGTTAACTGAACTTTGTAATGTGGACGATCTAATACTGTTATTTGATAATTTTTCATGGTTGTATAGTTTAGATTGTTTGATAATAATATAAATAATAGTCATAATAAAGTAAACTCAAAATAAATCTGCATTTTGTACCAGGGCAATTTACATCTTATGCTCGAAAGAGTGCTTTATTAGTGTAAAGTATTATGACTATTAAATTTTATGTAATCAGATAGATGACGAGCAGTCAAATCTGTATATAAGTCCGATTAGCGTTGACTTGGATTTCTAGGCTTTTGTTCTATCTGATTAATGACAACTTTCCTATTGAATGTTAATTCGATAGGTTTCTCCCTTAGTTGCTATGTTATAAGCTATTTAGTTATTGACTAATTGATGAAAATAGTGTATTTTAGATTGTAAAGGATAAGGAGGAAGAGTAGATATTACTCTACTCTAGCTATCTTACCTTCAAGTTTCTTATCCAAATGTCCATCAGACCATCTAGGATTGAGGAATACAACCTCATCATTGATAACTGTTGGTTCAAAGCTGATCTTACTGATCGGAGTACCATCACTCTTACGATCAAAGTGTTCAATCTTACTAATAGTTGCTTTCATATCTAAATTATTAGTGGTTTCAGTAATGGCGAAGATCCTTCTTGGGAAGGGTCTAGCATTGGGATGGGAAATAAGTTTGTGTTAGCGCTTCTATTACGCGCCTCTAATAAAAGAGATAGAGCAATCACCGTTATCGCTTAGTGCCGTTAGTCTGGTGAACCTACTAGATCGACATTGATTTTTCAATCTTCTAGTTAATTGCTCTAAATCTTAAAGTTTCATCCTCAAATTTGCACCGGAGTACTTTCCTGCGCATTTGCGCATTGGGGTAGTTTGAATAGGGTAGAAGACGAGCTCAAATATACCTATCTATAAAAATTTTTTTAAAAAAAGTTTATCAAAAACGTAACCTTTTTTAAACTTATTCGTTATGTCAATTATTAACTCTATTAAAGAGTAGTAACTCTAAATAGGAGTGAAAGGATTTGAAAATATATAAGGGCCTTACCTCTGCTAAGTAGGAAATGTGGGAAGAGTAAGGATAGGTGTTCAGGATCGTACGACCTTATAGAAGATAGAGTCTGAAAACACAGGAACTGTAAATGTAATATTTATGGGGGATCCTGTATTAGATATTATTAATAAATACAATATATATGGAAACAAGAAAGATAGAATTAGGTGACGTCTTTTATGTCTTCAGTAATTGGGGATTAGTTGAAGGTAAAGTAATTAAAATAGAAAAGTATTTAGTTGGGAAAGACGGATATGAGTATGATATTACTACTGGAGAAGAAGAAGTTCCTACAGATGAAGATGGAAATGAAATAGATGAATTTGAAATTTATCAATATAAGTTGAATATTAATATTGATGAAGATAATAAAAATATAAAGTATGGGTTTTTTTATTCTGAAGACCAGTTATATAATTCTCCAGAAGAAGCTATAAATGATTCCATTAAAACATGGAAATTAGAAGATAGATATCTTCAATAATAATTGATAGTTAAGCTAAGATTAAAACTCTTGGCTTTTCTTATATCTATTAATATTTATTATATAAAGTTGATAATTGTTGTAACCTTAGTATTATTAATATCGTATAAGATTATAAAGATTAATATGAATATAACTATAAAAATAAAATGTTCCAAATGTGGAGGTAAAGGATTTATATATGGAACTTGGTGTGGACTTCCAACACAATATAAATATGATTGTAATAAGTGTGGTGGATTCAGATATTTTGAAGGAGAACTTGATATAGATTAATATGACAACTTATAAATTAAATTCTAAAGATTTTGATAATATATGTGAATATTATCTAAGTATTAAGTATAATCATGCTATTCCAAAGATTAGAGATATGATGTATGAATATATTATAATTCATTCTAATATAGGATATAAGTATGTTGATGAATTAGAAAGTAAAGAAGAATATGATAATAAAGTTAATAAACTTATAGATAAGATAGTTACTAAGTATGAAGATGATGATAAAGAATGAAGAAAGTAAAATTATTGAAATTCCAGATTTTGATTTTCATGATACATTAGAAGTTAAATCTAAAAAAGCTAGAGAATTTATAGAAAATACTTTAGATAATGCACAAGATGATAATTCATTTAAAATATTGGTAGAATCTGAAATACAACCTGAAGTTATGCCATCTATGCCAACATTTGAGGACATGTTTAAACTTACTATAGAAAATATTAATATACATTATCATTATCCTGAATTTTGGAAATATTTTTTATTAGAAGGACCTTCACGAAAAATAAAAGGAGATATACTTATTAGGTTAAGAACAGAACCAGATGACAATTATAATTGTATATGGAGAAAATATTCTGTAGATTTAAATAAGCAGCTAAGATATAAAAATTGGAATAAACTTAGAAAAGAAATATCAGAATATACTACAAATTATTATGAAAAAACTCAAAAGAATTATCGTAGAGAATTAAGAGATTGGTATAATAAAAGAAAAGATAATAAACTTAAAATTAAAGAAAATGTCAAGAATAATTAAGATTAGAGATAATGGAGATATAGTTCGTATAAGAGTTGATAGAGTTAAGCCAGTATATAGAACTAGACATATATATGTTGAAACTGAAAGTCCATGTGAAGATTGTTGTTACAAATATGAATGTCCATTTAAAAGTTTGGTTGATAAATTAAATAATTGTTTTTAAGAATATGAGAGTAAAAGTAATTAAAGAGATTAAAGGATTAGTTCCTGGAGATATATTGTATTATAATGATAAAACTGATACATACGAAATAACTAAAACAGATTATGATATTGGAGATAAAACTCAATCAGTACGATCTATTAGAGTTATCATTAGTTCTTATACAGTAGAAGAACATAAAGATTATTTTGTCTTTATAGATGATGATAATAATGATATGGAGATTAATAAAATTTATTATCGTGATTTTCCTGAAGATGATAACAATTCAATTAAAAAATCAGAAACTCCTGTGCAAGCAGAACCAGAAGTTGAGAACACAATATCTCAAGATTCTGAGATTTCTAAATTACAGGAACAACTTAAAGAGTTGGAGAAGAAGTTGGAGGATATTGAAAGAAGTAAGTCAGTAAATCAGTACCCATTTTATCCTATAGTTAAACAATGGATGGGTTTACCAATAGTATGCACTAATTATATTTAAAATAATGAAAGAAAAAGAAGTTAAGAAACAAGAAATTACACAAACATCTGAGGGTAAAGAAAAGCCAGCAAATTATAAGGAGTATGATTATGCTCATTTAGTATTATTCTGTGGTAGTTGTAAGAGTAAGTATATAGTAGATGAGAATGTAAAGAAAGGTAGTGCAGTACAAATATTTTTACCCCCTACTAATGTTCATGAAATGAGATTAGTATGTAAAGATTGTGGAAATGAAATGTCATTATTTTATATTGAGTCTAATAAGAAAGATGAAATTACGAATAAAGAAAGTATTAAAGAACCTGTTACAGCTGGTAAAAGTATTAGAAAGGAACAAGAAGGAGATAATAATGAATCAGTTTCAGAAGAAGGTACAGACCAGAAACAACCTGTATAATGAATATGCTAAGTTATTAAATAGTTTATTAGGATTAACTGATAAACAAGTTTTGGTATTATCTAAGTTGTTTGAATTGAATGAGTCTACTCCTAATAATAAATCTCTTCTTTGTAAGGATAATAGACATGAAATAATGGAAAGTTGCACTATTAACGAGTGCAATCTTTCTACTTATTTAACATTATTTAAGAATAAACATATATTACAAGGAGTAGGTGTACCTCCAACTAATAAGTGGATTATCCATAATAATATTAGACCTTCTATAGTTAATAATGAATTACAAGTTACTTTTAAAATTGGATTAGATGTTAATGTATAAAAGAATGATAACTGAAACAGTTAATATCAAAGATAAAGAGCATAAGATTAGTGATGTTGATTATAATAAAAAGATATGGTTGTTTGGAATATTAGTTTATAATCATACTTGTACTAGTAAACAAAATGATATAGAAAATAAGAATAAAACTGTAGGATTTAAACATAAATAATATGGATGAGATAATTAAAAAGTTGTCTTTGAAGTATAATAAAGATAAGAGGGTGATCAAGTTAATAGCTGAACACCCTTTACTCTTTACTAAGAATCGTATTAAAGATCCAGATGATAATAGACCTATTATGATTCCATACTTTGGTAAGTTTGTATTTAAGTTTGGTAAGACATTAGAAGGTAAGAAACTTAATGTATTAAAACTTTTATCTAAGAAACACATAGCTAAGGAGTAGTAACTTATTTAATAATATAACGTAACGTTGATCAATGAAATTATTTGATATAATAGATGGAAAAGTAGTTCTTAATGCTGAAGAGCTTTCTCTTCCATTATTTAAGAAGATATATGAATCTGATAAATCAAAAGATAAACAGAATTCATTTAATAAAATATCTTATATTATATTTATGTATAAATGGGATTCTCCGTATTCATCATTTACAGATAAGGATATAAGAGATAAGGTTATTAAGCAAGATATATTTGGTGATGAAAATTATCAATTAGATGATTTAACTAAACAAGCTATTGAAAGATATCAAGATTTTCAACATACTTTTTCATTACAATTCTTAGAACAGAATATGGAAGGAGCTAAGAAGTTAATGGATTTTTATAAAAGAGTTAACTGGGATGATATAGATAAATCTGGAAAACCTATCTATTCATCTAGAGATTTAGCAGCTAATCTTGAGAAAGCTGGAGGTATATTAAAGTCTTTACATTCTCTTAGAGAACAAGTTAGAAGAGAGGAATTAGAAGTTAATAGAGTTAAGGGTGGAACTCAAGTTGATTTATATGAAGATGCTCATTCTTTCAAAACATTTGAACAATAATAATGATTAAGAATACAGATAAGTTTCGTTCTGCAGCGATACACTTTCAAAAGTATGGGTATTATACAGCATCTCCAAAAGGAACAACAGGATATAAGGAATACTGGGATGAAGAAACTAGACGTTGTTTGTTTGGATGGACTGCTGATGATGGTGATTTTATTTCTGGATACAATTATTTTTATTTAAACTTTTCTCCTATACTAATAGTAGAAGAAAGAGAAATTAAAGTTGGTGAAAATCTTACAAAGAAAATAGTAGAAAGGAAAAGAGATTTTCCTAGATTTTATGATACTGATTATCAATATTTTAATTATATAGAAGAAGCTGAAAAGACTGGAAAGCATGCTGTAGTTATTAAAAGAAGACGTGCAGGATATTCATATAAAGGTTCTAGTATGTTATGTAGAAACTTTTATTTAATTCCACAGTCTAAATCTTATGCTATTGCTTCCGAAAATGAATATCTTACTAAGGATGGATTATTAACTAAGGCTTGGGATTTAATGTCTTGGATAGATGCTAATACTGCATGGACTAAGAAAAGACAAAAGATTGACACTAAAATGCATAAGAGAGCATCTTATGTAGTTAATAGTGAAGGTACTATGATTGAAGCAGGGATTATGTCTGAAGTCATAGGAGTTACATTAAAGAATGATATTCAAAAAGCTAGAGGTAAAGCTGCTAAGTTAATTTTATGGGAGGAAGGTGGTAAGTTTCCAGGACTAAGAGAAGCTTGGCAGATAGCTAGGCCATCAGTTGAACAAGGATCAAATGTATTTGGTTTGATGATAGCTTATGGAACTGGTGGTACTAATGAGGCTGATTATACTGGATTAAAGGATTTGTTCTATGAACCAGATGGTTATAATGTATTATCAGTAGAGAATATATGGGATGAAGGAGCTAGTAAAAGATGTGGATTCTTTGTTCCAGAGTATGCTAATATGGAGGGTTATGATGATCAAGGTAGATCTTTCATGGATTCCGATGGTAATACTCTTAGTAAAATTGCTATAGAGTATGCATTGAAAGAACGTCAGAAGATTATAGATAATGCTACTGATAGATCTGCGATTGATAGATATATAGCTGAGCATCCATTTAATCCAATGGAAGCTACTCTTCAATTGAGTGGTAATATATTTCCTAAGAAAGATTTGATTAGACATCTTGCATACATAAGAAATAATGAACATATAAGAAATCTCAAACAAGTTGGAGAACTATATTTTGATGAACTTGGGCTATTAAAATGGAGGCAATCTAAAGATCTTAAAGATTTAACAAAGTATAAACTAGATAAAACAGAAAGTAGGGATGGAGCTATAGTTATATGGGAACATCCTATGGATAACCCTCCTTATGGTTTGTATATAGCTACTTGCGATCCTTATGATCATGATAAATCTGGAACTGATTCTTTAGGATCTGTATTTATATATAAAAGATTTCAAACATTTGAATATTCATATGATACTATAGTTGCTGAATATACTGGACGCCCAGATACTGCTGAGGAATTTTATGAAATAGTTAGAAAGTTGTTATTATATTATCATGCTACTGTTTTATATGAAAATCAAAATCCTGGATTAGGAGTATATTTTAAAAATAAACATCTTGAATATTTATTAGCTGATCAACCTGGAATTATATCAAAGATAATAAAAGATAGCAGAGTTGAAAGGGTTAAAGGAACTCATATGGTAACTGCACTTAAAGATTGGGCAGAAGGAAGATATAGAGATTGGTTAGTAGAAGAGTATGAGCCTGGTAAGAAGAATTTAACTAAGATACTTTCAGAACCATTATTAGAAGAGACTATTGCTTATAATGACAAAGGTAACTTTGATAGAGTAATGGCAATGTTTATATTAATGATATATAAAGAAGAACTACATGATCTTCATGTAAAGAAAAAAGAAGAGATAGAAAAAGTTAATTTACTATTTGAGTTTCCATTATTTGGTAAAGTGGAATTTGAAAGTTTTAAATAAGAAGGAATGGATATATATTATAAAAGATCAGAGTTTCCAATTCAGAAACTTCCTCTAGTTAAGAAGACAGAACCTTGGAGAAAAGCATGTGTTGATGTCCTTATATCTAGAGAAGGAAGTTCATTTGTAAATGGTAGATCAAGAAAAGATGTATTAAAAATAGACTATGATTTATATAATAGTGTATTTAGTGAAGATGATTTCAAATATGTAATTGATCCATTTAATGTTGGAGATTCATTTCCGGCTCATCCTCAGAACTTTAATATTATTAAACCTAAGATTGATTTATTAATTGGTGAAGAAACTAAGAGACCATTTAATTTTAGAGTTTTTTCTACTAATGATAATGCAGTATCACAAATTCAAGATTATAAGAAACAATTGTTAATAAAGGAATATCTTGGTGCATTAGTCGAAGGTAAAGATGATGATGAAATAGATAAGAGAATGTCAGAGATTGATACTTATATAAAGAATAAGTATAATACAGTTGCTGAACAGACTGCTTATAATTCATTACTCTACTTACGTGAACAACTTGATATAGATCATGAGTTTCTTAAAGGATGGAAAGATGCTTTAATAGCTGGAGAAGAATTGTATTATACTGGAATAGTTAATGGAGAAGCTACTCTCGAAAGAGTAAATCCATATCATTGTACTTATGATAATGATCCAGATTTAGATTATATAGAAGATGGAGATTGGTTTGTTAGAAGATTTTTAATGTCTCCTGGAGCAATATATGATAGATTTCAATCCGTTATGAGTGATGAAGATCTTGATAATCTCCTTAAAATGATTGATGGAGGTCAATCAATGGTTAGTCGTCCTGGAGATGTAAATTATAATAGTATAATGTATAGAGATAAAATCATATCTGATATACAACAAGATGAATTTTTTAAAGGACAATTAGTTCCAGTATGGCATACATGTTGGAAATCATTTAAGAAAGTTGGTACTCTTAAAACTAGAGACTTACAAACTGGTGAAGAAATTGAAGAGACTGTAGATGAAACTTATCAACTTACTGAAGAAGATAAGATTAAAGGAATGTCTATTGATTGGGAATGGATTACTGAAATATGGGAAGGATATAGAATAGGTACTGATATACATTTGGATATGGGTCCTGTTCAATATCAATATCAATCATTGGAACATCCTAAAACTACTAAATTACCATACATTGGAGCTAAACATAATGATACTAATACTAGGAATAAGTCATTAGTTGATCTAATGAAACCATTACAATATATGTATATTGTAATATGGTATAGATTGGAATTAGCTTTAGCTAGAGATAAAGGACGTATAATTAATATGGATATTACACAGATTCCTAAATCAATGGGAATTGATGTAAAACAATGGATGCATTATTTATCAGCTTTAGGAGTAAATCTTATTAATCCTTATGAAGAAGGATGGGATATTCCTGGTAGAGAAGGTGGTAGGCCTGCAGCTTATAATCAAATGTCTGCTCAAGATCTTACAATGACAGCTGTTATTGTTGATTATATAAAGTTACTTGATAAGATAGAAGATATGGCTGGAGAGATATCTGGAGTATCTAGACAAAGACAAGGTGAGATATCTACTAGTGAATTAGTTGGAAATGTACAGAGAGCTACTATTCAATCCAGTCATATTACTGAACCGTTATTTGAATTACATAATAATGTTAAGAAAAGAGTTTATACTTCTTTACTAAATGTAGCTAAATATGCATGGGCTGAAAATAGTAAAAAGAAATTAAGTTTTATTCTTGATGACTTTTCTAGAACATTTTTAGAATTAAATGATGATTTTTTATATTCAGATTTTGATGTATTTGTATCAGATTCTACTAAGGAGAATACTAATCTTGAAGCTTTGAGAAGTCTTATGCAACCTGCTATTCAGAATGGAGCTACTCTTTCAGATGTTACTACTTTACTTACTAGTGATAGTATATCTGAAATTAAGAGAAAACTTAAAGAAATAGAAGAAAAGAAACAGAAGTATGATCAAGAGATGCAGAAGCAACAAGTACAATTACAACAACAACAACAGCAAGCTGAGTTACAGGATAAGGCTGAAGATCGTAGAATAAAGGAAGAAGATTCTATTAGAAAAGCTGAAACTGCAATCACAGTTGCTGAGATTCAAGCTGAGTCTAAAGAAAAGTCCAAACCTGATGAAAAATTTGAAGATTATACTGTTGATGAAATGAAATTACAATTACAAAGGGATAAAATTTTATCAGATGATAGATATAAACAAACTACTGTTTCTGAAACTATTCGAAAAAATAAAGCTCAAGAAGAGATTAAAAAACAGGAGTTAGAAATTAAAAAGAAACAGGCTACAAAGAAGTCTGTAAACAAATAAATATTAATAAATATATTATGGCAGAGGAAAAGAAAAATAATCTATTTGGAGGATTTGATGCAGTCGTTGATCAATTCATACCATCGACAGGAAGTAGAAAAGATGATGAAGAACTTCCAGAGGTAACTCCAGAAGAGATTAAAAAGGCAATGGAGTCTCTTGATAAAAAACATCAAGATGATGACTCTAAGAAAGTTCCTGCTAAGGTAGAAAAGGAACCTACTGTAAAGCCCAAGAAAGTAGAAGAAAAAATAGAAGAAGAACCTGAAGAAGAATTAGAAGAAGAGGATGATGAAGAAATTGAAAAATCTACTACTTCTAAAAAGAAATCAGATGAAGAAGATGATAAAATAGATTTGGAAGAGAAAGAAATAGTTGAAGCTTTTTCTGATTTATTTGCAGATGAATTAGGGTGGAAGTATGAAGATGATGAAAAACCATCTAATATAAAAGATCTTGTTAAACATATACAAACAATTGTTGATGAGAATTCTCAACCTAAATATGCAAATGATCAAGTTAGAGAGATAGATGAATTTGTAAAAAATGGTGGAAGAGTTGAAGATTTTTATAAGAATGTTTATCGTTCAGAATTAAAAGTTGAAGATCTTGACATTACAAAAGAAGATAATCAAAAAGCTGTAATTAGAGAGAATCTTCGAAATCGAGGATACTCCGAATCAAGAATAGATAAGCTTATTAGTAGATATGAAGAAGCTGGATCTTTAGAAGATGAATCCAAAGATTCTTTAGAAGAAGTAAAAGAATTTAAAGAAAAAACTAGGAAAGAGCTATTAGAGACTCAGAAAAATCGTCAAGAAATTGAAATTCAAGAGCAACTATCTTTTATTCGGAACGTAGAGAAAGTAGCAAAAGATATGGATAATATCTTAGGTATTCAACTTTCAGATAAAGATAAAAAGGAAACACTTGAATATATGTTAAAACCTGAAAGAGATGGTCAAACAAAATATCAAAAAGATTATGTAAGTGATCTTAAGAATGTGTTTATATCTGCTTATCTTACAAAGAATAAGAATACATTAGTAAATAATATCCAAAAGAAAGCAACTAGTGATGCTGTTAAAAATCTTAAACTAAAACTTAAAACTCAAGGGAAGAGTACAAAGAATACTCACTCTGATATGGATGAAAGTGGTGGAGGGAGAGTAGCACAGCTTTGGGACATTGCTAGTAAAGAGCTTAGATCTTTTTAAGTAAATTTAAATTTTAAAAATAAATGCAAGATAGTGTATTAAATGATCTTCAACTATTTAAAGCCAGATGGTTTTCTGACTTAGTAGATGAGAACATGCTTTCAAACGCGTTAATGACTGAACCTCATAAGGTGTCTACTGTATTGTCTTACATTTTTGGTCGTTACGAAAATAGTTCGATTGACTTTTTAACTAGTGGTATGGGTAAAACTATCGTCACTGAAAATCGTCAATATGAATGGCCAGTAATGATTGAAAGTGATAAATCAATCATGATTAATCAAGCTAAGTGGCTAGGTGCTGCTATTACCTCTGATTTGACTCCTGGTATTAACGGAACTCCAATCCAATTGTGGTTATCCGAAAAATGGTTTGGTCCAGGTGCTATTCTCGAATTCGATGATAAAGAATTCCAAGCAAGAGTAATGGGCACACCATACCAAGATGGTAATGATTATGTTTATACGGTAGTTTGTGCTGACGGTCAGCCAGCTTCTTTTATTCCACCTTCTCTGTTAACAGCAGGAAGTCAAGTAAGTAGATTAGGTTCTGCATATGAGGAATACTCGGAAGAAGCAGATATCGTCAACTATCAAGCTCCGTTTAAACTTAGAAACCATCTAACAACTATGCGTCTCTCTTATGACATAACTGGTTCTGCTGTTGCTTCCGTAATGGTTATTGCAATGCGTGATCCTAAAACAAAGAAGACTTCATATTTGTGGTCTGATTATCAAGAATGGCTGGCATTACGTCAGTGGTATCAAACTCTTGATCGTCAATTAGTTTATTCTAAGTTTAATGCTAATAGTGATGGTACGACTGATTTAATAGGTACGAGTGGTCGTCCAGTATATATTGGTGCAGGTTTGTTACAACAGATTGCTCCATCTAATCGTAAGACTTATACTACTCTTACGGCTGATTTATTAGAAGATTTCTTATTCGATCTCTCATATAACGTTCTTGGGACTAACGATCGTAAGTTCGTAGCTCTAACCGGTGAAATGGGGATGAAAGAATTAGATAGAGTATTAAAAGCTAAAGCAGCTGCTTACACATTAGTTGATTCCAAATTTGTTACTGGCACAGGCCAGGAATTGAGTTTAGGTGGTCAGTTTGTAACTTGGAAAATGTTAAACGGAGTTGAATTAACTCTGAAACATTTCCCGTTGTATGACAATATTGTTTACAATCGTAAGTTACATCCGGTAACTGGTAAACCTTTAGAATCTTATCGTTTTACATTCCTTGATTTTGGTAACCGTGATGGTGAATCCAATGTTATGAAGGTTGTTCGTAAAGGACGCGAAATGGTTCAGTGGTATACTGGTGGTTCAGTAGCTCCAGGACAGGGATTTTCTACATCAAAGAATACTCTTCGTTCAAATGCAAAAGATGGATATTCAGTTCATTTCTTGTCAGAACAAGGTATTATGATTAAAGATCCGACCAGTTCCGGTGAGCTTGTGTGTGATGCGGCATAAGACATGAAAATATTTTAAAGAAGTTGGAAAGGATAAAATGGATAGAGGTTACGATCTCTATCCTACCTTTCTTTCAATGTTTAACTCTTAATAATTAAATTAATGGAAGTTATATTACGACCCCTACGCAAAGATAAGTGGGCAGGAGTATTTAAATATAGAAATTGTTCTGATTATTTAGGTTCTTATTGGACTAGATCTGGATCTATTTATACAGGACTAACAGAAGAAGATGGAGTATCTGAAGAGACTATTGAGAAACTTCAAAAAGCTATAGGACAAAATTTACATCCTTCTTCAGAATTTTGGAAAACGTTTACTATTAGAATTACTAATAAAGAAACATATTTTCATACTGAAGATCCTTGGGATGAACTTAGATATTTATTTCTAAAGAATCATAAGAGAGTTGCTAATGGATTATCAGATCATAAACCTACTGCAAATTATGTATTAATAAATAAAGAAGTTGAAGCAGTAGAATCTAATAAAGCTAGTCAGATTAAACGTAAAGCAATGAAAGAATTTGATAAACTTTCATTAGCTGATATGAGAAAAGTATTACGTTTGTATGGACATAAGTCAGATAATTTAAGTGCAGAATTAGTTGAATCTACATTGTTTGATATTGTAGAAAGAGATCCAGAAAAGTTTTTTGATAAATGGGTTACCAATTCTAATAGAGAAACTGATTACTTAATTCATGAAGCGATAGCTAAGAATGTTATTAGAAAGAATAAATCAGAATATAAATATGGTACTGATGTAATTGGACATACTCTTGAAGATACTATATCATATTTAGATTCTCCAACAAATAGAGATTTAAAAGCAATTATTATAAATGAAGTTAACGGTAAATGATAGATGACTGTTAGTGAAATGCATACTGCCTTTAGATTACATCTAGATAAATCTTCTTCTTTGGTTGGAAATCCAGATTTCCTTCCAGAGGAGATTGATTTTTGGCTTAATGAATCTCAAGATAGATTTATTAAACAAAGAATGTTTGGTAATAATTATAGACGAGAAAAGTTTGAACAGAGTCAGAAAAGAATAGATGATCTTAGAAATTTATTAATTCTCACTACTGGTATCAGTTTAAATGTTAGTGGATTAGGAATTAATATTAGAGAATACAATCTTCCAGTTACTGATGCTACTTCTCCTTATATGTTTTATGTTAGTTCTGTTGTATACGATACTAATGGTAATTCTTTGCAAGTTAAAGATACAGTAGAACAGATAAATTTGCGTGATTATATCAAAGATTCTATAAATAATCCATATATTCGTAGACCGTTAGTTACTTTTTATGGAGATAAAATAGCATTTGTATATGGAGATGAATTCGTTCCAGTTACTTTTGATATGAAATATATTAAGAGACCTAAGAAGTTAGTATTAGGAACTCCTGGAACATATGAAACTAATACATGTGAATTGGCAATTCATACTCATCCAGAAATAGTTATATTAGCTGTTGATTTAGTAGTAGAAAATATTGAATCTCCTAGAGTTCAAACATTTGAACAAATTAATACTTCTAAAATAGAGTAGTATGACAGGTAGAGAAATGCAAATATCATTTATTACAGAATTATCTCATAATGGTGATTTTATTATATATAGAACCACTCATCATTCTTCTGGAACTAGTTTAGAAGCTGATCGTTCTGATATGCCTGGGTCAGATATTATATTTTATTGGATTAATAGATCTGTAGAAAAGTTTGTAAAAACTAGATATAGTGGAATGAATGCCAAGAGAGAATCATTTGAACAGACTCAAAAACGTATTAATGATCTTAGAACTCTTGTAACAGAATCAACTATTAGTACTTCTACTAGTACTATAAAACCAAATAGTTATCAAGCAACTCTTCCTTCTAATTATATGTTTACTGCTTCTGAAGAGGTAGATATAACGTATATAAATTTAAGTAATACTTCTGTAACAAAAAGAATGGGAGTAACACAAATTACATCAGATACATATAGAAAAGAAGTAATGAATCCATTAGGTGATTTTGTATTACAATATGGATTTGCTGCACCTTTAAGATTATATCAAGACAATATTGTACTATTAATATCTGATGGTCAATATACTATACCAACTTATTATTTAAGATATATCAAAAATCCAGCAATTGTAAGTTTAACAACTGATTGTGATCTATCAGCAGAATCTCATTATGAAATCGTAAAGATGGCAGTGGGATTATACTTAGAGAACACAATGAATACTAGATATAGTACTTATTCTGGAGAATTACAAACAATGGAATAAGTTAAGAAATACACATCGGATCTGACGTGGAAACGCCATGAAGTAATTCATGATTAAAAGAGCTGAGTAGAAAGATCCGTACATTAATACAATGTACGCTTCGAATCTCAACCGAATAGTGTATATATGTATTAATAAATAAAAATAAATAAATATGATTAATAGAGTAAATAAAGTTTTAATAGGCAAGGATATTACCAGAACTGCTGCTCTTACATCAAATACTCTTTATGCTATTGGAAATGGAGCTGGTGCTCAATCTAATGGTCCAGCAGATGGAGAAATTTTAGTTCTTGATAAGAATAAAAAACTTCTTGTTGCTGGTTCTACTGTATCAGATAGTGATACCATTTATATAGCAGAAGCTACTGGAGATACTTATAATTTCACTACACCTTATAATAGTTATGCTGTTACTTCGGTTAGGAAATTTATTATTTCAGATCCTATAGTTGGTACTGATGTAACTTCTTATAGAGGTGAAGCATATTCTGCAGCTGTTGAACAGGTTGTTACTATTACTCCTACTCTGACTCCTGTAATAGGAACTGAGTATGTACTTCGTATAGTATATACGGATACTAGAGAACATCCCGGTCAGGTAACTGCAACATATCGTCATGTTGCCACTACTGCTACATTAGCTGATTTGTTAACAGCTATAAATCTTAAAATTAATTCTGATACTCATAGGCGTGTAAATGCAACTGGTGGAACTACTACAATTGTTCTTACTGGTCGTACACTTCCTTATGATGTAACTGATAGTGTAAATTCACTCGATGCTTACCAACAGGTTAATTTTAAAGCATTTTTAACTTCTAACAATTGGGGAACTGCTGCTACTCCTATAGTGTACACAACTGCACCATTTCCAGGAACTGGAACATGGCAGAGAGTTCGTGATGCTGAGCAAGCTGCATTGGGATATAAAGGTGTTCATAGTAAAATAGTTTTCCCTTATCAAGCTCCCGATATGAGAGTTGTTAAGGATGAAACTTATAATACTTTAGTTATTGAACATAATGTACCATATCAATCTCCAGATAATCAGTATCTTAAGAAAACTCCAGTTACGACTGAGATTTATATTCCTAATAATACTACTGCTGGTTATCAGATGGATAGTGTATTAGCTTGTTTAAATCCTTGGATGGCTTCTTGTACCAAAGAATTTGCGGCTGTTAGTTTTTAATCTTAAAATGTAATTGATATGAATGAACTTTTAATAAAAAGAGTTGCTTTTGGAAATGTAACTTATGTTAGTACTGCAACTAACGCTACAAATAGTGTCCAGGTTACTGGCGGATATGTACCGAAAGGAGCAATTGTGACAGGGATTCATTTCTTTCCAGCTGGTGCAATAACTAATGCAAGCAATTTTGAAAATGCTACAGTTAATCTGTATATTGGTGGTTTAGCTATTGGAACAAATGATAGAAAAGCTTCAGAAGTATTTGTACAAACAGCTGCTAAGTCAATGGCTATTTCTGATGCAAATGGTATTTATGTATCTGTAGGAGGTCCACTAGTTATATATTTTGCTTCTAGTTCTTCTAAGAAGACTGGTATTGCTTTTGATTCTGATGTATATGTAGAGTATTTATATTGTGCTGATAGAGATATTGCATAATTAAATAAGTAACTTTATGTAAAATCTAACGTATTAAGAAGGGGGTGAGGGTTATCCTCATCTCCTTTTTTAATATAAAATAATAAATATGAAGGAACCAAGGATATTAATCGGAGATAGTATAGGAAAACATAATGCTAATCTTGATGAGTCTATAAAAAGAATTGACAAGTCTAAGATGTACAAAGATAATTCTACTATTATGATTTGTCCAACTAGAGGGATGTTTCCAACAATAGTTGTGCAGTCATGGATGAAGTTATTGAGACCAATGAATCAACAACTTGCTGGACCAATTTTTGCAGAATCTATGAAGGTAGATGTTGCATATGAAACTTTAATAGAATATATATTAACTAATGAACATTTAAATAAGTATAAGTATATACTTACTATAGAAGAAGATAATTTACCTCCTGCTGATGGATTGATTAAACTGTATGAATGTATGGATGATTATGATGTAGTTGGTGGATTATATTGGAGTAAGGGAGATCTTGGTTTTCCAATGATTTTTGGAAATCCTGAAGATCCTACAGACTTTAAACCAGTTGTACCAATTCCTAATTCATTACAGAGAGCAAATGCTTTGGGTATGGGATTTAATTTATTTAAATTAGATATGTTTAAACATATACCAAAACCTTGGTTTAAGACAGAAGAAGGTAAAAATGAAGATGGTGGTACAGTGGCTATTACACAAGATATGTATTTTTATAAGAAAGCTGGAGCTCTAAATTTTAAATTTGCCTGTAAAACTGATATTTTGGTTGGACATTATGATAATAGAACAGAAATTATTTACTAAAAATGACAGATATGATAAATGAATTAAAGATTAATCTTGCATGTGGAGATGCAAAGAAAGAAGGATTTGCTGGAATTGATATTGTTAAAACTTCTTGCGCTGATTATGTAGTAGATTTGGAAGTATTTCCTTGGCCTATAGAATCAGATAGTGTAGAAGAAATATATTGTTCTAATTATATAGAACATATTAAACATAATAATGTAGCTTTAGATTTAAAGTCAATAATGGATAAATCTAATACATTTGAAGAATTTAAAGCAAATATAAATAATCAAAACTTTTTACAACCACAAGATGGATTTATTAAGTTTATAAATGAAATATATAGAATACTTAAATTAGATGGAAAAGCAAAATTAATTGCTCCATATTATACTTCAGAGAGAGCATATGGAGATCCTACACATGTTAGAAGTATTGCTGATTCTACTTGTTGGTATTTAAATAAGAATTGGATGCATGAAAATCATTTAGATCATTATGGAATAAATTGTAATTTCGATGTTACAATTTCATATTGTATTACAAATGAAATGGTATTAAAATCAGAAGAAGTTAGAAATAAACATTTCTTACATGATTGGAATGCAGTAACTGATATTATAATAGATTTAGTTAAAAAGAATTAATATGGCATTAACATTAAACTTATCTGTTGAGGAACAGAATGATAGTAAAGTTATAACGTTTACAGATACTTCAACTGGATGGGGTACTCCTGCAGTTACAAATATTGCAGCAGTGGCAACTCATACATATTCACTAATATTAGACATAACTGTTAATACTCCTACTGGAATAACAGTATATGATACTATAGATTTATATGGGAAGGGATTAGCTACTCCATTTGTTACTCAATCTGATTTAGTATTTGCTTTAGATGCAAGTATGATATTTAATAATGCAGAGGCTCTTGGAACAAGTAATAGTTTATTACCAGATGGAATATGGGATATAACTTATAGAGTACAATATTATACTGGAGGAGTATGGACAACTATTGCTACTAAAACTATGTCTATATTAGTATCTGGGCAAATAACAAAAGCAGTATATGATAAGTTAAGGTTAGTTCCTAGATGGACTGAATCCGATGCTGGAAAGTATAGAGATATACAAGAGGCTGGGTATTATTATACTTATCTACAATCTATAGAGAAGAGTGCATTTATTGCACGAAAAACTGAGTTATTGGATATGTTAGCAACATTACAAAGACTATTAATCAATGGAAGTAATTATCCTTGGTAATCCTTATTTGGAGGATTCTGGAACAATAACACCGATTACTGTTCCTGCACATGAAGCTGATGAAACAGTTATTCCATTAACAGATGGATTTAATCCTTACATTATTGGATCTGGAACTTCAGTAGATACATATTGGGTTAGATCTGGAACTAATTTATTACGTCCTGTTTTAACTACTGATAAAGTAGTTATAGGAGGAGCTTCTTTTATTGGAACTGAAACTCTTAGAGTTGTAGGTGCATTAAATATTACAGAATTAATTTTTGGATCAGAATCTACTTATGTAACCAAAATATTAGATGAGGATAATTTAGTTTCTAACGATGAACATGCTTTAGCTACACAGCAATCTATTAAAGCTTATGTAGATAGTGTAAATGTTGGTATACAACCTGGAGATAATGTATCATTATTAGTCAATGATGTACCATATTTAATTACTGAAACAGATCCAGTATTTTTAGCTTCTGTAGCTTATGGAATAACATCTACTCAAGTAAGTCATTGGGATACTGCATACGGATGGGGTAATCATGCTTCTGCTGGTTATTTGACTACAGAATTAGATCCTGTATTTGTTGCATCTGAAGCATACTTTATTACTTCAACTGATACAAGTCATTGGAATACAGCATATACAAATTCACATACTCATATTAATAAATCATTATTAGATACATTAATCTCTTCTGGAGGTGGTACAAGTGCTTTATTTGATGATGGTACGTATAAAACAGTTGCTACTGTAGTAGGTGGAGCAGATTCATATGTTCAGTACAATAATAGTGGAGTTTTAGGTGGAGATTCTACATTCTTTTTTAATGATATTACAAAAAAATTAACAGTAGGTACTTTATATATTTCTACTGAATTAGATCTTGCTAGTGATTCTAGTATATCTATAACTGTTGATGGTAGTGATAATTTAGTGTTTACAGATTCAGTGTCTGGATCAAATACTTTAGCATCTTTAATTGGTGGAGCTACTAATTATTGGACTACTATGACTGGAGGGATATATTATACTGATTATGTGGGTGTTAATACTCCTCTTAGTTTAGATGAAGCATTAACAGTTAATGGTAATATTCAAGCTACTGATTTTAATAGTTCTTATTTAAGATATAAGAATAGTAATTTATTACTTGGTCCAAATGCGGGTAATAATGAAACTGGAGATAATCTTTTGTATATTGCTAATAGTGATAGTGCAACTCCTTTAATATATGGAGATTTTGTAAATCAAGAGATAAAGTTTAATGCTGATACTTATATTAATACAATTAAAAGGTTAGCTTTTGGAGATTCTACAGTAAGTATTCGTAGGGATAATTTAGATAATTTAGAGTTTAGAGATCTTAATGCTAATGGTGGAAATCCTATATTACTGAGTGATTTAATAGTTGGAGATTTATCAGATTATTCTCTTAAATCAGACTTTATAAGTTATGCTTCTGTTAATTCAATTACAGCAGCTAATTTAGTAACTTGGAATAAAGCTTCTGTTATAATAAATACTGGAGCCGGAGATGCTTATTTAGCTAATGATGGAACTTATAAAATTATAGGATCAGTTGGAAATAATGTAATTTTATTTCTTCACGAAGAAGTATCAGATGTATCTGGATATGAAAAATTACTGACATCTCCAGCAAATGATCCTGAAAATATAGAAACTGTTGGAGTTACTTCTGCAACTAGTCCTATATTAATTGATTCTCATAATCATGTTACTGAGCCTGGATATCCAGGACTCACTGAAATACCTGCTGGATTATGGATATTTAAAACTTGGTTGAGAGTTGATTCTGCTTTCGGAAATACTACTGTAACTATAAGAGTTTATAAAAGAACTGATCCTGGTGGAGTTGAAACTGAATTATTTAATGTAACGACTGCTGAAATAAATAATACAACAGTTTCTCAGTTTGTGATAGAAAGTGTTCAACCTGCTTTTTCATTAGATGCTACTGATAGAATTGTAGTTAAATATTATACTAGTACTACTAGTGGTAGTACTATAAATGTATTTATGTATTATGAAGGATCATTACATTATTCTTATATAATAGTTCCTATAGTATCTGAATCTATTTTAGTAAATAATTATACATGGAAATGGGATTCTATTAATTCTTATTATAGACCTTATACAAATAAGACTGAAGCTGGTGGGGTATCTAGTTCCGGTAAATTTTTTAATGGTACAGATATAGTAACAGCTACAAATAGATTGAATTATGATGGTAATTTATATGCAACAAATTTAATATCTATTAATGATATTAGTGCTACTGGAAAAGCAAATATATATAAGTATTATGATGTTATTGTAGGGTATACTTCTTATATTCCATCTGCAAGTATGAATAATACAGCTATTGGATATAATGTTTTAACTTCTGATACAACTGGAACTGATAATATTGCTATTGGATACTTTGCTTTAAATTCTAATACGACTGGAATTGATAATATAGGTATTGGAAGTGTTTCTTTACAAAACAATATTACTGGTAGTTATAATACTTCTATTGGAGTTAATTCTTTAACTAATAATAGTTCTGGTGAAGAAAATACAGCTATTGGATGTAATAGTTTATATAATAATACTACTGGGAATCAAAATTGTGCATATGGTGGTAATTCTTTAAATAAGAATACTACAGCATATCAAAATTGTGCATATGGGTTTGATTCTTTATTTAACAATCTTACAGGATGGTATAATGTAGGAATAGGAGCATTTTCTCTTTATAATAGTACTGGTTTTAATAATGTTGGAGTTGGATATCGTTCTGGATATTCAAATACAGGTAATTATAATGTATTTCTTGGATCTAATGCTGGATATTATGAGACTGGGGATAATAAATTATTTATAGATAATGCTAGCAGATCATCTGAATTAGATGGACGAACTAAGGCATTAATTTATGGAATATTTGATGCTTCTCCTGCTAATCAGCTTTTAACAATTAATGGAAATATTAATAGTTTAGTATTAAATACTTCAGGAACAATTTCGACCGCTGGATACTTTGATAATGGTACAACAACTCCATCTCATACAAATAGATTGAATTATGATGGATATTTGTATGCAACTAAGTTATATAATGCAAATGGAGAGGTTAGTGGTGGAGTTACTCCAGTTTCTGATATATTAAATTGGAATACTAATAAATATACTCCTTACACATCAAGAACTGCTGGATGTTTTGATAGTTCGATTAATGATCCTCTTGATAATAATAGATTAAACTATGATGGTAATTTATATGTTAGTAAGTTATATGCAAAAGTTGATGGAGTTGTTGGTTATAGTTCTGGTAGTGTTGCTATATTAGGTCAGGATAATACATCTGGTATAGGAATAAGAGGAACTTCTTATACAGGTTATTGTGCATATTTTGATCAACAAGGAGGAAGTAGTACATCAACTACTGTTATGTATCTAACAAGATTTAATACTGGATCATATAATTCAACAGGTAATATAATAACTATTCTTGATAATCCAGTAACTTCAGGAACAGTTTCTGGTTCTATTTTAAAAGCAACTGTAGGTTCAAATGTAAGAGTAGATATTAATCCTAGAGTTTTAGCAACAGGAGGAACTGCATATATATTTGATACTCATAATTCTTTAACTACCTCTAATTTATTAAGTTTAAGGAATCAAGGAACTGAAAAAGTATTTGTAAATTCAGATGGAGAATTAGAGCTAACAACAGTAAGTAAAGGTATAATATTAAAATCTCCAGATGGGACAAGATATAGATTAACAGTTGCAAATGGAGGTACACTAACAATAACAGCAGCTTAATATGGCAACACTTACAGAAATAAATGATTTTAAAGCCACTGTAATGTTTAAACAGGTGGAGATAGCTAATATAATAACTAATGTATTAGCAATCGGAGGAAGAGTTGATAATGAAGTTTATTTAATTAAATTACAAGCTATCAATGAATATTGTAATATAATTATAGATTATTTTAGTGAGGATGATTACGAGAATAATAATTTTTTTACAACTGATGAGATTTTAGAAATAATAGATCATTTTAATGATTTATGTAATAGTGATTATAGTATTAATTTATAAAATAAAGATTATGCCAGTCGATCCAATTGAAGTACCTAAAACACCAACTAAGGGTGTTATGATAGAAGATCCAAGTGAATATAACTTATTAGTTAGAATACTAGTGTGGATGTTAAGAAAGTTGATATATTAGAATTTTTAGTAGTTATTCTATCATTATTATTTATATTTGTAATTAGTGCATATCATTTATCATATAATGGATTTGAAGGATTAACTACTAAACAATGGAATGTAATATGGGCAATTGCAGAGAATTCTATAAGTTTATTAATGGCCAGTTTGGTTTCTATTTATTCTGGTGTTGGAACTATTAGATTACTATTTAAATGGATATTTATTCCATATTTTATTATAAAATTAATTTATCATTATAGTGCATTTGGTCAAATATATATAATTTCAGAAAAATGGTGGGAAAATATATGGAGTTTTATATGTACATTTTTATTAACTATCGGAGTAGGATATTGTTTAAATTTAATTATGAGAAATAGAAAATATGTGGCCAAAATTTTTAAATTCTAAATGGTTTGAAAGATTGTTTACAGCTACGTTAAGTGTAATGTTATTGCTTATAACTCAACGACTGACAGTTATTAGAGAAACTAATAATCGTGAAATTGAAGAAAGAGAAAAAATTAAAACTGAACTTCAATCAAAAGCTTCTATACCTTATGTAGATATCAAATGTAAAGAATTAGATAATAAAATAGAAAATACAGAAAGAAAAGTAACTACTCATATTGATGATTTATTTATACATACTAGTTCTGAAATACATGAAATAAGGAATTTTATATTTAATTGTAAAATTGGAAAGTTAAGAACTGATACAACTAAAATTTTTAATATAGAAGTTGATACAGATAAACAGCTTGAAAATAGTATAGCGTTATTAAGGGAAAAACATAATAGTTTGTTAAAATTAGATAAGATTATCATTAGATAAATAAACATATAAGTAAAAATAAAATAATAAAATTATGTATACATTTTTTAAAAGGATTACTGATAGTAATCTTTATGGAGTAAATAAAGTTGAATTAATATTTGAAGATAAACGTGATAATATTGCTTCAATAACTTATGATAATACTAATGGTTTTCAATTTAATGATACAGTAATAAATAACAGTACTATTAAAATGGCAGCTGCAGTTACTACTGGAGTTGCTATAAGTGGTGCTACCACTAATGGTGTTTATATAACTGGTAGTTCAACAACTGCGTTTAAAACAGGTACTGGAACATTTACAACTGGTTTATTATTAGGAGGTACATTAACTACTGGAATTAGTATTGGCACAGCTACAACTGGAATTACTTTAACTGGTACTTATACTACTGGATTAAGTATTGTTGGAGCTACTAATAATGGAATAAGTGTTACATTGTCTTCTTTAGCTGCTGGTGATAGTTATTCTGGAATATCTAGTTATGTGACTTCTGCTGATCCTAGTAATTCATATGGAGCGTCTAGTTATTTTGAAACAGATATTTCTGGTACACAGGCTGGTGAATTTGTTTATGGTTCTGGAAGTTGGATTAATACTTCAGCTACAATAGGTTCTGGTAAATATTTGTGTGCTCAAGATAATGGTATTTATTATATATCTGGTACTTTAACTGGAGCTAAGATTATATTTGGAATGAGAATGGAGATTCCTGTAAGTATGGCTGCTGCTGGTAGAGTATGTCCTTTTAGTATTAATACAAATAATGTAGCTATTACAGCTTTAATTGATTGTAATAATATTAGTGACTTAGGATCTGCTTCTAGTAAGAATACTACAAGTTTATATGCACCATATGCAATTGATGCAGCTGGTAATATTAGATATGTGTTACTTTATTCATAATAATTAATAGAATAATTTATGAAATTAAATCTTCTAGAACGTGTAGTTCTATTGAATATATTACCTCAAGAGAGTAATTTTATTACTTTAAAGATTGTGAATGATCTTAAAAATTCATTATCTTTTACTGAAGAAGAATATAAATATTATAATGTAAAACAAGATAATAGTAAAATTACTTGGGATTTGACTGGTAACGAAGAAAAGGAAATATCAATTGGTGAAAAAGCAACTGATATTATAATTGAACAACTTAAGAAGTTAGATGAACAAAAGAAGTTAACAATGGATATGTATAGTATATATTCTAAATTTATAGGATAATGAAATTACTACTTAAAAGAGTATGTCTACCAACATATACTATAGGACATCTATATATAGATGATGTATATTTTTGTGATACACTTGAAGATCCAAATAGGGATTTAAATAAAGATGGTGTATTTGATAATGGAGAAGTAAAGATTCCTGAAAGTACTGCTATACCTTATGGAATATATATTGTAACTATAACGTATAGTGATAAGTTCAAGAGAGATATGCCTCTCTTATTAAATGTACCAAATTTTGAAGGAATTAGAATACATTCAGGAAATACTACTGAAGACACATGGGGATGTATATTAGTTGGAGAGAATAAAGTTAAAGGTAAGGTTATTAATAGCAAAGTTACTTTTGATAAGTTATATCCAATACTAAAAGATGCATTTGATAAAGGAGAAGAAATAACAATTGAAATAGTATAATATGACAAATGTACAATGGTTAGTTAGAGAGTTATATGATTATGGATTTACTACTTCTGAAGTTAATGACTTCTTAAGTACAATATATGGAGCATTAACTCTTAATCAGAATATAGAATCTAAGATTGCTTATAATCATAGTGAGAAATTTATAGATGCTTTCTATTTGTTTTGTGAAGAAATATATACTTTAACTGATCAAGATTTGTTAGAATTAGTTGGATATTCTACTGGAATTCCATTTAAGACAGATGCTTTAGTTTGGTTAGATGGAGATATTCTTCTTAATGGATCTGATTATTATTTTGCAGATAAATCTGGATATGCTAGAAATTTTTTAATTACTTCTTATGATTTTAATTCAGATTGGGATAAAGGATTTCCATACAAAACTGCTGCAACAATATCTGCTCCTGCTGGAGATACTGCACTAATTGCTGCTGATATAAATAATTTCTTGTATGCATCTAATGGAACACCAAATCAAATTCCAGTTATTTCACTATTTCAAGATATAGATTATGAACACAAGTTGTTCTGTAGACATTCTGCACAAGTATTAGATAGTAATGGAGTTGAAACATATGAACCAAGAGTATTAGATATTGTACTTTATAATACAGTTAAAAGCGGAAATGATTTAGTGACTTGCCAAAGTTACTATTCTGTACCTACTGAAAGCGGCACAGCAAAATGGGTCTCACCATCGGGTAATGATACTACTGGAACAGGAACAAAAGCTAATCCTTACTTAACCGTATTTAAAGCTTATTCTGTAGTTGCTGATGGGTCTACAATATATGTAAAATCAAATTCAACTTGTGGAGAATATAATAATACCACACTTCGGTATTATTATATGGATCGTGTTGGAACGTGGACAATAAAATCATTAGGATTTAATACTATTAAAGCAATATCGACTTCTTTTGTTTTACGTGCAGTTGCGGGGACAGTTAATTTTTACAATTTTATTATTGATGGTCAATCAACAACACAGTATACGGTTAACTTTTATTATCCTAATGTAAATACAATAATACTGAATAAATGTATGGTTAAAGGATATACAGGTATGGCAGTATTTTCAGATACTAGTCATGATGGACTTGTAAATACATTTGAAGCGTACGATTGTGTATTTCCAACAAATGTTAATAATGCAATAAATATTCAATTATCAGACCCATCTAAAATATATAGATCGTACATAGTTGGATGTACTTATTTTAAAACAACTGGAGAATATTATTATAATAAATTTAATAACACTACTTTATATAATACATATCCTGCGGTATATGGGGGAACGTCAATAAAATATAATAAAATTACTACCAAATCTATGGGTATTAGATGCGTTGGTTCTGGTAGTACAGATATTTATTATAACAACTTTAATTTCGTTTGGACTGGCACAACCGGACAAGTAAATTATCTTATATATTCTGATCAAGATGGTTGGATTCCAACCATAAAAAACAACAATTTAATTTGTCATAGTTTAAATATAACAGATTATGTTTATTTGGTATATCTCGGCAAATGCACAACACCTGAAATTTCTAATAATATTTTTATTTCTGATTCAAAATCTAATGTTGGACACATAGATATAGAAGCGACCTCTGTAGTTGTTGGAAAATGTAAAATAAACAACAATGTTTTTAAATGTAATACAAATACAGGAAATATATCTATAATAGTTTCATTAGGTGGCGAAACTGGATTGGCAAATAAATTTGATGAATCAGAATTAATAGGAAATCATTTCATAGGTAGTTTATATGATTATCCTAATGAAGCGGTTGGATCTACGCATTTTGCTTTAATGAATGGAGGTATAAATTTTGACATTAGAAATAATAAAGTTACATATACAGGATTAGGAATAGTCGTTAAATCAGGTATTGCTCAGTCTTATACTAAAAATGGAGTTGGTTATAATATATTCTTTAATAATAAGATTGATATTTGGGTTAGAGGAGTTAAGGATTTGCTTATTTATAATAATTCATTAAATTATAATGGAGGAATTTCTGGTATTACAGATTCAGTTAGAATTCAAATAGACGAAAATGCTGCAAATCCAGGTAATTATTGTGAGAATGTATTATTAAAGAATAATATTATTAATCATAATTACTCTGAAGCAAACACTTATTCGCTTTATTTTGATCAACATGCAGCTGATAATGGGTGTCAGTATATAAATAATATTATTAATAATACTGATTCAGTTAATCGTCTTTTGAGAGTAGGAACAGGAAGTACTTATTATACATCTATATCAGCATTAGAATCGGCAGGATTAGGATCAGGAAATTTAGAGACAAATCCATTATTTAGTGATATAATTAATAATATTTTAACATTACAATCTAATTCTCCTGCACTTAATACAGGATTAAATCTCGGAACAAATTATAATAGTGGATTAGATGTTTCATCTGATTGGGGTAGTTCAACCCAAATGCCAGTAATTGTAACAAAACAACAAGGTGCTAATTGGAATATTGGAGCCTATGTACAATAAAAATATAATATGAATTTGAAACTAAGTAATTACAATAAACCATCTCATCCTTTATTTAAAAAGATTGGAGATGTATGTTTAGTTGCTATTCCATCGTATAGTTTAATATTAACTACTTTGCCAATTAATGATAATATTAAATTATGGATACTTGCAGGATTGTCATCTGCATTAGCAACAGTAAAAATAATAAGTAAATTTACATTAGATCCTAGTTATGTGGACAATAATATTGAAATGGATAAAGAATCTTCTTAATAGTAAGATATTTTTATATGCAGTAATTGCTGGATGTATATATCTATGGATGATAGATAGAAAGAATTTATCTGCTAATGTAGATAGATTAAAACAGAATCAAGATGCATTGTTAGCTAATCAAAGTGAACAGATAGATTTAACTAGAAGAGAATTTAAAAAATATTACCACTACGAAGATTCTATAGCTCAGAAGATAGATATTAAACCTAATCAAGTTCAAAATGTAATAGTTAATAACTATCATTATAAAGATACTAGTATAATTCAATTTCCTTTAATTCCTACTAAAGGAGATACTTTAAAATTTATTGCTCCAATTAAATGTATGAAAGTAGAAGGATATACTATAGATAAGAAAATAATATTTACTAATGAAACATTTAATGATAAGTTTCATACATTTCTATATGGAGTTAGACCTCATAAATTTTTATTTATCAAATGGGGTAAATGGATAGTAGATAGTAAAACATATTCAGAGTGTTTAAATGATACTGTAAGTGTGGAAAAGAATTTAAAAATAAATAATTAATATAGATATGGCTCAATTAATAATTAATGAGAATAAATATAATCTATTTAGAGGACAAAGACCTGTAAATCCAGATCCTAGTTCTAATAATACATGGGATAGACTTAATCATAACTTTAATGAATTATATGTAATAAAGTCGCAGATTAGTGCATCTCTTACAGATAGTACTCCTTCAAAGGCTGAAATTAGTGCAGCTACTGGTTTGACTCCATCTACAGTTGGTGCTGGTTGGCAATGTACTATTGCTGATAGTTCTGGTACAGGATTACTTTATAGAATAGAAAGTGATGGAACAGACTGGTGGTATACTGTAATGACAAAAGCAACTTAATAATTAGTATATAATGGCTATAGAATTTGTATCAATAGATACCATTGTACATGATCTTTTATATATAATCAGAAGTGGACATGTATCTCAAAGTGAAACTATTTCAGATAATCAAGTAGAAGGATGGGTTCATCAATATAGAGCTTTATTAATTAAACAAGACCTTGATAAGAATAAAGTTGTTAATCCAGATTATGTTCAAGAAATACAATGTGCTAAACTTATAGTTGTAGATAAAGCTGATGATTCAACCATATCTACTGGCAGATCTTTATTAAAAACTGAGTTAGCTATTCCTAAAACTATTGATTTAAATTTTAGATCTGGATTTACATATATAGGAACTTTAGATGGAAAAGAAATAGATTTTGTACCTCAATCTAGGGTTAGATGGCAGAAAGAAAAATATTATACATCAAATTCTCCATTAGCATATCTAAAAAATCAACATATATATATTGATAATGATCATGTTATAGAATGGTTGTGTATAAGAGGAATATTTGAACAACCACAGGAAGTAGCTAATTTTATTAATCCATATACTAATTTACCAGAGTTTGGATTAGATAATAAATATCCAATTCCTATCAATATGCTTACAACTCTTAAAGAGATGATATTAAAAAAAGAATTAGGAATTTTTGTTAATGCTCCTTCTGACAATAAAAATGACGCCTCTAATACGACTACACCAAATGAGAGGAAAGAACAAAGTAACTAATTGTTATACTCTTAGACAAATGTATGAAGAGTATATAAGTGATAAAACTCCTGGAAATCCGTATTATGTATCATTTAAAGAATATTATAATATATGTGCAGATTATTATAAATGGATTGTTAGTCAAATAATAGATAAATCAAAGGTTATTACGTTGCCATTTAGATTAGGTAATTTGTATGTAGGTAAAAAGAAACCAGCTATACTTAAAGGATCTCAGAATATTCAACGTAAAATTCCATTACATAGTACTAGTATAGATTGGAAGGAAAGTAAAAAACTTGGTAAATGGGTACACCATATAAATGATCATACCGGAGGATATAAATATAGATTTTTTTGGTCAAAAATAGATTGTAGGGTGGTTAATAAAGAATTTTATAGATTAGTATTTACTAGAAGTAATAAAAGATATTTAGCTAAAGTAATTAAAAGTGGAGAACGTGATTACTTGGAAATTTAAAATAATAAAATGATATGATTTATAATTACGTTTCAGTAAAGAAAGTAATTGCAAAAGTATTTGCTGATTTAGATTTAAATGAGAAGCCTCATCGTATATCAGACATGGTTGAATATGCAGGCGAAGCTCTTAAGAAAATAGGAGCATTTCCTGCAATGATAACTAGGACAACTGGTAAAGAAGATCTTCCTTTATTAGTTTTAAGTAACTATCAAGCTAAACTTCCTGCTGATCTTAATACTATCAATCAAGTAGCTTACTCTGTTAAACAATTAGGTCCATTTTATCCTATGAGGTATGCTACTGGAAGTTATTCTTCTAATCATACAGTTAAAGGAACATCAGTAATACCTACTCAGAATACTCCAGATAGTGAAAAAGATACTATGTTTTCTTTAGATTATTCATATATAATAGTTGGAGGATATATAAAAACTAATATTAAAGATGGATATTTACTTATATCATATCAAGCTATTCCTACAGATTCTGATAAATATCCTTTAATTCCAGATGATGAATCATTTTTTGAAGCTATATATTGGTATATTAATATGAAATTAACTTATCCAGAGTGGAAAGAAGGAAGAGTTAGAGATGCTGTATATTATGATGCTAAGAGTTCATGGAACTACTATCGTAAACAAGCATATGCTAATGCAATGATGCCTAATCCAGATCAATTAGAATCTATAAAGAATACATGGCTTAGACTTATTCCTGAAATTAATGCACATGATACATTCTATTCTACATTAGGAGAACAAGAAACAATATATAATAATGATATGACTCCTACTGTTTTATTTCCATTTACTGAAACTAGTATTAATCCATCATAATGACAAATAATAGATATCAAGTTGTAAATACTTTTTCTGGAGGAATGAATACTGATGCAGATAAATCAGTTTTTCCAAAAAATCAGTATTTATATGGGGAAAATTTTAGAATATTTAATGATTTTACTAATACAGTAGGGTCACTTGAAAACATATTAGGTAATATTAAATTATCTAGTGTTATTACTGATGGATATTATCCTATAGGTTATTGTAATATACGAGATGAATTATATATAGCTACTACACAAAATCAATCTCCAACAGATGGTTTATATAGTGAATTAATAAAGGTTATATTTTCTTCTGATGGAGAAAGTATTAGTTCTTATAGTTATGTTTACAGAGATCAAGATTCATCTGATGGTTCTAGATTAAACTGGAGTAGAGACCATCTGATAAAAATGGTAGGCAGATATGAATCTGATACTATTAAAAAGATTTATTTTGTAGATGGATATAACACTTTCAGAAATATGAATGTTGTTAGTGTGTCAGTTGATTCTCCTGTTAATAAATTTGATGTTATTCCCAATTTTAATTTATCTAAACCTGTATTTCAGTCATTTGGAACAGGTAAATTGACATCAGGAAAGATTCAATATGCTTATCAAATGTATAATATTAATGGATCTGAAACTTTATTTTCTCCAGCATCTAGTTTAATTTCTGTTTGTAAAACATCTGGACAATCTGGAAGTAACAAGACATTTAAGGGATCTGATTTAAATGAAGATACTGGAAAAGGAATACGAATATCAATTTATCCACCATCTGGATTTAATAGAATAAGAGTAGTATCAATTAAGTATAATTCATTAAATTCTATTCCTATTATAAGTATAGTAGCTGATCAAGATATTAGTACTACACCATCTACTACATATTTCTATGATTCTGGAATATCAAATTTAGGTGGTTATACATATGAAGAATTTGCGATATTAGGTAGAGACTTATTTATTGGTAGTGAAATAGAAGGAAAAAATAATTATTTATTTGTAGGTAATATAACTGATAAAAGTTGGGATATTGATTTTGATGCTAGAGCATATAGATTTGTTTCTAGTACAGCTACTGGAACTTTAACTCCTGGTCATTCTGCTATATTTGCTAGTGGTCCCTGGGGATCTAATGCTTGGTATAATATATATAATAACTTTAAGATAGATAGTATTTATGAAGTTCCTGAAACTTATGATTGTTTAAATCCCTATAATGATATTTCATTAGATACTGCTGGTAGAACTTCTAGTTCTCCAGGTTGGGTTCATTTATATCCATTCATGTATCAAGTAGATGGTACTACATTAGGAGGACAAGGAAAGTATGTGAGTTATAAATTTATTCAAAAAGAGTTTATAATAAGTGATACAGGTACTAATTATGGAGAAGATTACTGTTATAATACTGATTATAGTAATACAAATATAGAGATAAGTTTTGTAGGTTATCAAAGAGATGAAGTATATAGATTTGGAATAGTATTTTTTGATGAGAAAGGAAGACAATCAAATGTAAAATGGATAGGAGATATTAGATTTCCTTGGTATTCAAATGGTTATTCAGTTCCTTCTGGAGATCATGGTACTTCTGATTATACACATAGTTTTGTATATAATGGATCTACTTATGGTAGATCTTTAGGAATACAATTTACAGTAGATACTTCTATACCATATTCTCAAGGTGCTAAATATTTTAAGATAGTTAGAGCAAAAAGAGAAACTGGAGATAGAAACATACTTGCTCAAGGAGTTACTCCAACTATGATAAAATACGGAGATGGCTCAGGATGGAGTTATAGAGGTTTTGTTATTCCATATACTGCCACTAATGCACGTGCAGGAATAACTAAAGAACCTACTATTTTAGAATTCATATCTCCTGAAGTTAATTTCAATAAAAATTTAACATTTGAGGATGGAGATTCTTTAGAACTTATAGGAAATAGTTCTTATCAATATCAATGGGATAATTTTTCTAATTCATCAGTTACTATAGGAACATTACCGTCTGATAATAATTATTCTTTTACTATAAAATATGGAGGAATTACTACAGCATATGGAATAACTAATATAGTTTCTGCAAATTTATTTGGAGTTCCTAATAAGTCTGTAAATGTAACTTATCAAGATGGAGTTACAATGATTGGAGTTGATTATAAAGTATTAAATTTTGTAGAAACTACTATGACTGGATCTGGAAGTAGTAGTCATTTTGGTCCTGGAGGAACAAAATTTATAATTAAAGTATCTTCAGCCAACCCTCTTTTTACACCATCTCCTTCTTCAAGTATTGTATATAATGCTTTTTATAGTAATTACAGAAGACCTGTATTTAATAGTCAATACGGAGGTAATACATATACTGCTAGACAATATACTTCTTATATAGATTGTGGTTATATAACTGCTTGTAGTTCTTCATCTACTTCTATTAATGTCTATGGAGGAGATACTTATGTAGGAATGTTTGATTATCTTAGGAATATAGTGACTGGAGATATTCCAACTAATAGACGTAGTCAAATAGTAATGTATTTTCCAGTAGAAACTTCTATAAATCTCAGATATAGATCTGATGATTGTTTTAGTAAAACTACTGATGATTCAAGTCATAGTAGAAGATTAATGCAGGAATTAGCTGGAGTATATGTTTCAGATGTAACTTATACACAATTAACTAATTTATATAAATATAATTCTGTATATTCACAAGAGAATACAACAATTAGATCATATCCAAAGTTAGATACAACAATATCTGGAGATAAAATACATGATAATAGAGTAATTGTATCCGATTTAAAAATAGATGGAGAGATAACTGATAGTTGGACTATATTTAAATTAGACAATTTCTTAGATGTAGATTCTAAATATGGAGGGATAACTTCTTTAATAAGTAGAGATAATTATTTATACTTCTGGCAACCAAGGGCATTTGGAGTATTATCAGTTAGTCAACGTTCTGTTTTATCAGATAATAATCCTGGAGCGTTAGTTTTAGGTACTGGTGGAGTATTAGATAGATATGATTATATATCTACTAATTATGGAGCAACTTGTAGATTTTCTCCTGTTATCGGATTAAAAGGATTATATTGGGTAGATAATATTAATAAGGTTATTTGTAAATATGATAGTCAAGGAGTAGAACCTATTTCTAAAAGTAAAGGAATAAATTCATTTATAGTAAATTCTATAGATTTAGATACAATAACTATATCATGTTCTGACAGAAAATATAGTGAAGTATTATTTACTGTACCTTATACATACACAACAGTTTCTGGAAATTCAATACAACCTGGAACATATTTAGCTACTGCAACTGATATACCACCATTTTTAACTGTTACATGGAGACATAATTCTGATATATTTAGTACTATTAAAGATTTTAGAATGGTAGTAGAAGTAATAGATGTTTCTAATAATTCTTCTTATTTTTCTGATGCTACTATATCAATTTTTGGAGGAGTTCCTGGAACTATTACTCGCTATCTTAGAAATGGAACTAATACATGGGATTTTACCTCTAATAGTATTGGTACATCTACAAAATTAGAATTTGAATTAATGAATACAGGGACTGGAGAAGGTACAAGTGGATATGTTCCTACAATACCTCATAATTCTCGTATTTTAATAGATTCTATAAAATGTTATGAAATGGTAGATGTTATAGGAGAAAGTGAAAGTTTTGATTATCCAGATGGTTATATAAATTCTGTTACTGGAGGAATTTGGAACAAACAAAATTTATTAGAAAGTTTTCCTCAATATCCTATAACTTGGGAAGCTAATATAATATCTAATAAATTACATATTGAAACTTTTTCTCCTACACAACTTTATTCTGTAAGAGCTGTTAGGTCTAATGTTATACCTGTTGGAACACATGATTGTAAAATTGAAATTACAGTTTCTGATGCTACAGGTTGGACTTACCCTCCTAGTGGAAAGAATTGTGGATTTACCTTAAGTAGTGATAATATTGTATGGGATTTTCAACCAAATACTGTAGTAAGTTATCCTCGTACTATTACATTTGGTAATTATGGAGACTATGATGAATTTATAAATATAGATCCATCTAAATCTTATGATTTAATATTTATGATACAGGATATTTCAGATTCTGTATCAGCAATGAGTATGACTATATCTAGTATAACAATATCTTTTCCGGAATTTTCAGAAATACCATTTTTTAGTGAAACTTTTGATTCATTTTATAGAATATCATCAGTTGGAGATGTTCCTACAGGGTGGAGTCTTTATTATAGAACTGGCGATAAATTAACTGCATCAGGTTATCATGCTGGTGGAGTATCAGTTAATACAATAGCTCCTATAGTATATAATGAATTATTAGGTTCATTTAATGGAATATATACATTTAATACAGATAATACATCTTTATTTATTACTCCAAATAATACAAATTATATTACTAATTCTGGATCTGATTTGTATATGCATAATTTAGGAGAACATAATACATTCTATGGAATAAAATATCCATCTACTTTAAAATTTATTATTAATGATAATTTTGAAGAAGTTAAAACATTTGATAGTCTTAGATTTAATTCTACTTGTAAAACTCGAACAGGTAATGTAGACCAATATGATAAAACATTTGTAACTATAAGATGTTATAATGATTATCAAAATTCTAATTTTCAAACAATATATACTTCTGGAGTTAATACTAATATTACTCGTAAAGAAAGAGAGTTTGTTTTAAATATTCCAAGGAATAGAGTAAATTTATCACAACCTAACTATCCAGATATATTTGATCCAAGTAATATATCAAATGAAACAAGATTGTTTAAAGAACGTATGAGAGATAAATATCTTATTACAGAATTATTATATAATGATGCAGGAAATAATAGATTTAATGTATCTTATATAACTACCAATTATAGAATATCTAAACGATAATGAAAAAAAGAATAAGAGTAAAAAGATATCAAACTGGAGGTAATTTAAATTACTTAAATCCTGATCCTCAGTTTACTAATCAAATTCAACCTTTATTACAACAACAGCAACAGTCTGGACAATTTAGTTCACGACCTGGACAGTTTAATCAATATATGAATAAGACTAGTAAACTTGGAGGAGCTATTGGAACTGGATATTATGCTAGTCAGCAACCTAATAGTTTAGCAAGTGCTCAAGGAGAACAAGGGTATAATACTACTATGGGGGCAGTATCTCAAGCAGGTCCTATAGGAGGAGTTATTGGTGGAGTTTCTGCTTTTGGAGATGCTATAGGCAAACCTATACGAGAACATGCTGAACGTACAGATCAAACTACAGGAGGATATGCTAACTTAGGAGAGGCACGTAGAACTGCTGTAGTAGGAGGTTTATTTAATCCTCTTAAAGCATTGATGGAACATCCTAATTATAAGAAGTTAGATCAGAAAATGAAATATGACAAACAACTTAATGATTGGAATAATTCATTAAATAGTAGAGGTACTATTCCTCAATATAATTATAATCCTACTTTTGCTACTGGAGGAGACTATTCAGGAGTACCAATGAAAATGTATCCTATGGGAGGAAATGTTTCTATAGTAAATCCTTATTCTACAGTAGAAGAAGAATATAAAGATGATCCAAAATTAAAAGATCTTGATTACAAAGATTGGCTTAATGCAGTAGAAACTAATAGTAATAAGAACTATCCAAATTTAATTGGTAAAGACGAATTAAAAGATAGAGCTAGATTATATTATTATTCTCAACAGTTAAATCAACAGCTTAAATCTAAAAATCCTAAAGTATATGAAGACCTTCAAAAGAATTATGGATGGAAAGGTGGGGAATCTGTATGGGATAATTCTACTAATTTAGCTAATAAAACTAGAGTAGAAGGTGCTGAGGCTTATGCCAAGAAACATTCTGATTTTTATCTTTCTCCAGATGAACAACAAAAGATATTAAAAGATTCTTGGGATGATTATAATAAACTTAGAAGTAAATATGGTAAGCAATTAGATTTAATAGGAGAGAATGAAGATCCTAATAAACCAGAGACTTGGAAAGTTGGTGCTAGACATTCAGTAGCATTTAATCCATCTCAATATGGCACAGTAGTTGATACTAAGAATGATAAAGTTGCTCAACAAAGAGGATATAAAGCTAAGAAGTTTGATTATAATGTAACATATGATCCTAATCGAGAAGGAGATAATAAGTATATTACTGATATTAATAGATTTATAAAGAAATTAGATCAGAATGATTACCAAATATATCCATATGGAGG